ACGGGAATATCTGCGGCAGCGGGCTTGTAATGGGTTAAGTGATAACAGATGTCTGGAAATATAGGGGCAAATCCAGAGGGTCATCCTCTTTTACCGGAAATAAAACGATATTGCTTAACTCATCCTCTGGTTTTATTTCCATGCTCCTCTCCTTTGATGCGAATGCCAGCGACGCGTAATGCGTGTTCCAGGTCAATCAGGTAAAGCCAACTGCCATTTTCTTTAGGTATCATGACATGTCGCTCATCTGCATTTATCGGGTGTCCATATCGAAGGTCGTAGCGAGTCGGTAATTGAACTTCCCGCGCTTCCAGTTCAGCAATACGCTTGCACCCATCAGAGATAACTCCCTCGTAATACTCGCGCTGCTCGTTGAGTTTTGATTTTGCTGCTTCAAGCTCAACGAGCAGCTTCCCAACCGTAAGCGCAATATCCTCGTTCTCCTGGTCGCGGCGTTTGATGTATTGCTGGTTTCTTTCCTGTTCATCCAGCAGTGCCAGCACGGTAGCCGGGTTAGCCTCTGCTATGAACTCAGCGTTTGCATAAGCCTGAGCATCTGTTTCAATCAGGCAGTTAACATGACGTTCCGCAATCACGCCACCGGGTTCTCCTTTCCATTTTTGACAAACAAAAACTCCTGTTAAATTGCCGTGTTGGTTAACAGATGTATGCCCTACGATGTAGCTTCCTTTAGTTGCTTTCTCTGCCTTTTCACGCAGTACCTGATAGTTAATCTCGCTCATTTTTCTCTTCATTCCGGTATACAAGAATTACAACGTCACCTCTGCTAATTACGCGAGCTGGATCCCCTGGTTCCATGCTGTCAATCCCGAAGGCTTCGAAAAATGCATCCATTGCCTTCTGGCGTTGCTCCTGCTTACGGCGTTTATTCCATTTTTGAACAACAGTGACAGCCATCGTCCGCTGCAGAACATGATGTAGAAATAACCAAGAAGTGCCAAGCCGGTGTTCAGGGCCATATCAATCGTTATCGCCGGGTCAATATTCACTGCCCACCTCCTGAAAAATCACCGCATGGCCCAGTTTCTCCGCCAGTGCCAGCTCAGCCCTTGCACCTGCCGACTGCTGCCAGCCTTTCAGCATGTAAACCGCATCCACGCAACGGAGCATTGCCATGCAAATATCCATGTAGTGTGGTTGAGTCAGCCCGTCCGGAAGTACTGCCGGGTTTAAAACGGTATGCCCTTCCCGTTTCAGCGCATCTTCCGCCCTGTGAAACGCCTCGCGGTTGAAATTTTCATATCCCGTCATCGGACCGGCGATATAAATCCTCACCCTCACTCCTGAACCCTCCTGTCGAAATAAACGTAGTTATTCACTGCGCCCAACTTCATCCCAAACTTTTCGGCAATTTCCCGTCGGGGTACGCCACGCTGATGCAGTTGCCGCGCCAGCTCAATATCACGCTGTGAATATTTTGCCGACGGGTGAAAATCACCCCGTAAAATCATGCTGATACCCAGTTCCCGCGCTTTCGTCCTGACGGCTGACTCACTACGACCAATCAGATAACCGATGCTTTCGACTCTCATCGTTCCCGCACACTGCCGGAGTATCAGGATTTCAGCCCAGCGCCACTTCTTCCAGCCACTCACCGCTGCTGCTCTCTGGTGGCGGTAATATCCCGGAGAATATCCCTGTGTTTGTTCAGTTCCCGCAGCGCAGCACAGACTCGCTCCCACTTCTGGACATCACTTTTCGCCCGGCGCAGCTCGCGGTTAGCCACATGCAGCGATGGTAGAATCAGGTCATCTGCTTTCATTTCGGTGATCGATGGCTGTAACCTCACAATGTCTTCCACGATTTCTGTTTTCATTTCTTCCTGTGCCATCATTTCCTGTACTGGTAACGCAACACCTGCTGGCTGAGGAAAGGCTTTACCATCGGTTTCCGCTACGGATGCAGCTTCCGGCTCTGCCGGTAAATCAGCGCCCGGTATGCAGTAACGAAATTTACCGCCCTGATTCACGCGAATCAGACGCCCTTTGCTGATTGCCATGGCCAGCGATGAATTCGCCCGGCGCGAGGTAATCCCGAACATCAGTGCCAGCTCATCCGCCGTTTGTGGGCCATGTTGTTCAATCGCCTCAGTCAGCATTTGCGCTGTCACTTTCGGTACCGGTGACACCGGTTCACTTTCACCAGCCTGAATCAGCCACCACATCGAACCCTTGTTATCCGCTTCACCGCGGCGCTTCAGTTTCCACAGTTCGTTGACCGCATCTTCACGGCTGATTCCAAGGCGGGCCGCCACTACCTGTGAAGAGGCTCTTTTCAGTGCTTTCAGTGCGTCAAATACGGTTTCCATTAATATTTCCTCCGGACAAAATTACTTCACAACCCTCATATTGCTGACATTTGGACGCCAGCTATCCCAGTTAAACGTCACCCATCGACCACCGTTCATGGTCATGCGGTCCATAATCCTCTCACCAAGAAGCGTACTCATTGCGGCATGATTCAGGTTTGTTAACATCCCGACACTGCACAGTGATGCTGTCCGGCGATCAATTATCTGGTGCAATACCACCTGCTCGTTTTTCGTCTCCCGCTGAACGCCTATTTCATCCAGGACCAGCAAATCAACCCCGCAAAGCTCCTGTAAAAATTTTTCCCCGGATTTGCCGTTGTCGTAGCTGTCATGCAACACGCTCATGACGTCAGACACGGTGACGATAATCACGCTGCGCCCCTTCACCATCAGCCGGTTGCCCATCGCCGCTGCAAGGTGATTTTTCCCGGTGCCGGTTTTACCGCTGAACACAAAATTCGTGCACCCGGTCATCAGTTCGTCAGCTATGGATTTGGCCTGGCTCAGCGCGTATTTTTGCCCGTCGTTCTGCACCTGATAATTTGCAAACGAGCATTTGCTGTGCAGAGGCTGGATGCCCGAACGATTCAGGATTTTTTCCACCCGCAACTGGCGATTCTGGCGGTTAATCTCCTCGCTGCGTTTTCGTCCTTCAGCAAGTTGCCATTCCCGCCACTCCTCCACCGTCCGGTACGGTGGAACCGACCCCTGTGGTGCAAGTCTGCGAATACGTTCAAGAACCCCAACTGCCGCAATGTTTTTCATGACACGTCACCCCCTGAATCCCGGCGGTATTTCAGTGTCCGGTTCAGAAATGTGATTCACGCAACGCTGCGCAGGCGAACGCCCCAGGCGGATAACCAGTTCATCCCATTTTTCCCGGAGTTTTGCCGGACTCATGATGTTTTTTACCCAGAACGAATCCCGCTGGAGACGCCCAAACATTTCACAAATTTGTCTGTGAGTTCTGCCATCCAGCATCCGCATTGTGCGAACGTCATTGGCCCATGCTGTCCAGTTGGGTTCTTTCGGTCTAGTGATCTCGCCATCATAGCTGGCCGCCTGCTCGTAAAGACTCACGATTCGTCCCCAGATCCACTGTGCGCACACCAAATCTTCCTGACTTCCCCACTGGCGTTTTTTCGCACTGAACACAACCGCGTCAGGGTGTCGGGTTAAAAAATCCTGTTCAGCCGTCTGCGGGTCCGGTTGCGAAGCGTCCGGACAAGAAGATCTTTTATCTGACGGATCAGGTTTTAATACTGACGGATCGGGGTCAATCATCGCCCCCCTAATCGGCAGTTTTTTATCAACAGTTGATCCATCAAAATTTGACGGGTCAACCGTTGAGGGGTCAATATTTGACGGGTCAACTGTTAACGGGTCATTTTTTGCCGGGCTAATTTTTCTTTTCGGTTTATATGACTCACGCGCCGCCGCCGCAGCTGCTTCGAGTTTTTCCACATTAAGCCGATAGATATTGCTTACATTACGCCCACCGACCTTACGCTCTTCCTTCGTCAGCCAGCCCTCTTTCGCCAGTTCTGCAATAGCCGATTTCACTGTGGATTCACTTCTTGCACCGATCTGACGCCGGATAGTTTCAATGGCAGGCCATGACACGCCCTCGTCATTGCTGTAGTCTGCAAGACGGGCCATAACCGCCACCCTGGATAAGATCATGCCGGTGAAGGCGCACCCTTCCCAGACAAGACCATGAAGCTTGCTGCTCATAAAACCCCCGAACACCGTGCTTTTAGTGCATCACCACAGCATTCCCTGCCGGGCCGCCGCGATTCATCTGGTCATACAAAACAACCGCTGACGCAACAAAATCATCGACATCCTTCACCAGCCGATCCCGCCGTTCGACGATCTCACGGTAATATTCAGAACTGTGGCTGCGCATACGGGCCACCAGCAAAGGCGGCATCGCCTTTTCGATCGCCGGTAACAGAGCCTGCATTTTTTCAACAGCATCAGGGGTGTCTTTATCCAGCCAACGGAAAATTTTCTGGGTATTACGGGCCAGGGCTTCCGGATGGCTGTCGTCATACAGTTCCGGGAACGTCATTCCCAGCTCGAAATACGCTTTGGTAATTTTCGCAGCCGGTACTTTTTCGCCGTCCGGATGCGCCCAGACATTCATCGCCATGCGGATGTGTTCATGCTTGATTTTCATGAATCATTCTTTCCTTCGTTCGAGGTGCTATCCTGCTTCTTGTAAAGTTCTGGGTTGTATTTCAATTCACCGTTAGTAATTTCATCCAGTTCCATTGCGCGAAGTTTGGGAATAACTGCTTTCCACCGCACAACAGCCACATGTGAAATTCCAAGAGCCTCAGCTACTAGTCGCTTTTTTTTGAAATAGCGCAGAACATCATCTTTGAACATAAAACTCTCCTGTTATTTCGAGCAGAAGGGTAACAATAGTTACATAACAATGTCAACCATAGCAACATCACTTGGTAGTAACATTGGTTACATGAAAAACACTATCAGCGAACGTATTCGGAATCGTCGAAAAGACGTTGGATTAACCCAACAGCAGGTTGCGAAAGCAATCGGCATATCTCGTGTATCCGTAACAAAATGGGAAAATGGCTCTTCAAAACCTGACGGTGAGAATTTGTATCTACTGTCAAAATTGCTTTCCAAATCTCCTGAATGGATTCTTTATGGAAAGGACTGTCACGATAAAACCGATGATCTGCGTCTGAATCAGTACCCTTACATTAGTGACAACATCGCCCGGTTGCCCGTTTTAACGTGGGAACAGGCTGGTTATTGGGATATGAGTTGTCCAGTAACCAAGATTCCTGGTATTAATAACTGGGTTGATGTCATGACAAAAACCGCTGAAAACTCTTTTTTATTGCATGTTGAGGGAGATGCGATGACAAACTCTAACGGCCTCCCAACCATCCCCGACGGATCTACCGTGCTGATCACACCATGCTCAAGTAACATTAGAGAACTGGTGGGAAAAATAATCTTAATCCAATTGGAAGGAACGCCAAACGTAACACTAAAAAAAGTTGCGATTGACGGACCAAACATCTATTTGTTGTCACTGAATCCGCTTTACAAACCCATCGAACTGAATGGTGGTTACACCATTAAAGGTAAAGTTTCACAAATACATCAATACTTAGACTGAGTCAGAACCCGCATTCATTGCGGGTTTTTTATGCCCTCAAATGTACCTTTTGCAACATTGTATTGACTCGAAAGGTAACTCTTGTTACCTTAACAACATACCAACCCACCCCGCCCCACAGAACGCAGGGAAATACTTCGAGTTACCCGGCAGTGGTCAGGGGTTAAGTAGCCAGCCCGAGGCGTAAGAACATGACGGCAGGGTTCAACTTTAATAACTATGCAGCAGGTTTTTGTTCCGCTACCCCGGCGTTAAGGGGAAATGAGGTCAGCATGGATACTATCGATCTTGGCAACAGCGAATCTCTGGTATGTGGCGTGTTCCCCAACCAGGACGGTACGTTCACCGCGATGACGTATACCAAAAGCAAAACGTTTAAAACCGAAAATGGTGCCCGTCGCTGGCTGGAAAGAAACTCAGGTGAGTGATATGGATTTCAACACAATCATGGAAAAGGCTTACGAAGAATACTTCGAAGGCCTTGCCGAAGGCGAAGAAGCCCTCAGCTTCAGTGAGTTTAAACAGGCGCTTTCCAGTTCGGCAAAATCTAACGGCTGATAAGCGAAACAGCACCGCGAGGAATCAGTATGCAGAAACGAGAACCCGTCATCATCGCGCCAGACTATACCGATGATGAACTTTATGAGTGGATACACCAGAAAATTAAGGCTGCGCAGGACCTGAAATGGGCCAATGAAGCCAGGGCTAAGCAGGCTGAAAATCTGTCCGCTCTGGAGCAGGATATCACCAGGCTGGAAAAAGCAGCGGCATTAAGCATTGCCAGAATGATTACATACCCGCGTTAATAGCTAACCAACGAGGCTAATAATGGAATTTAAAGATTTACCAATGCCATTCCAGGAAATGGCAGCGAATGTGGTTCGCTCTCAACTGGCGACTCTTGACCTGAGTACCGTAGAAAAAGAAACCATCGACAATATATCCGGTAACGTACGCCGAGCCTTTATCGGGCTGTACGAAGAGAAGCAGCTCTCTGATAACCAGGATTTACATGAAAAATACTTTCTGGAATTAATGGACATCATTAATAAAGGATTTGGCTTGTTAATGAAAAAGAAAGGGATTCGAATAGCTCCCCTTGAAAATCATTTTACAGCAAGCAGTATTAATTCCTGTGATTTAAAGCATCACACATCCGATGGGAAAGTTGAATCAAACAACAAAATATCAATTAATCATTAATTTATTCACAGGTGAGGTAGAGTGCGTGCGCCGGACACGGATAAGAATCCGGCACTGACAGTTTACTGAAAGGATATTTCCCTGAAAAGTCAGACCATAACGCGAAAGCGCACGGCGAGGTAGCTGGTTCATAGATAGCCTATCGTTAAATTTTCGTCGACCGTGCGCTTCCGGTTGTGGCACTCCGCGAAATGGCGCGGCGGTAAGTATGGCGGGGTTATTCCTTCCCCGTTGAGGACACCGGGTTGTCAGGTTGACCATACGCTTAAGTGACAACCCCGCTGCAACGCCCTCTGTTATCAATTTTCTGGTGACGTTTGGCGGTATCAGTTTTACTCCGTGACTGCTCTGCCGCCCTTTTTAAAGTGAATTTTGTGATGCGGTGAATGCGGCTATGCGCACGCGGAACAGTTAAAGCAGTAAGGCGGTCTTTTACTGGCGTAACGAGCATCAACTAACCCGGCGTTAATTGTTAACTGGTTAACGTCACCTGGAGGCACCAGGCACTGCATCACAAAATTCATTGTTGAGGACGCGATAATGGAAACGTTATTACCAAACGTTAATACGTCTGAAGGTTGTTTTGATATTGGTGTTCTGCTCAGTAACCGGGAGTTTACTGAAGATGCCATTAATATGAGGAAATATGAGCCTTATCTGCTCAATGATAATTCCATACTTTCCCGAATTGCTCTTCTTGAACTTGGTATTTTCGGAGAGCGTCAATGACTTCAGCATTTGCACTGATGATGACGGTTTTTCTTATAACGGGTGAATCACAGAATGTGATTACCGGAATTTATGCCAGTAAAGAATCCTGCCTCCAGGCAAGAGACGAGCAAAAAATTTCTGGTGAATGCCTCCCGGTAAAAAAAGTATCGCTGTACCTGAATAACGAAACACCGGCTGGATAACCCTCCAGCCATATTAACACCATACCAACGGATTAAAAATGCCAGCAATGGCAGGGATTTGTTCACCCTTAAATCTGTAATGAGGTTTATCAATGAGCACTGATAAAGAAGAATTTGCGCTATATTGCGAAGCAAAAAATGACAAAGTCAGAAAACGTCTGGGAATTAAAGGTGGTTTTTACTGGACTACAGCAAAAAAATTATCTGTTGCCATCTCCCGCTGCATTACCGCAATGGATGACAACGATTATGATGAAGACGACTTTAAAAAACCCGTTCGCGTCCATTTACCCGTTGTGAATGACCTTCCACCTGAAGGCGTGTTTGATACCGAATTCTGCAACCGATACGAAAAAGGCGGGGAAGATGGCATTACAATGGTATTTATCGCGCCCTCTCCCTCCGTGCAGGAGAAACCAGCCAGTACTGACAATACCAACGTCAACGGCGAAGACATGACGGAGATTGAGGAGAATATGCTCCTGCCGGTTTCTGGTCAGGAGCTGCCCATTCGCTGGCTTGCGCAACACAGCAGCGAAAAACCAGTAACGCACGTTGCACGGGAAGAACTTCAGGCATTACATATAGCACGGGCGGAAGAACTGCCGGCTGTTACTGCCCTGGCCATTTCTCACAAAACAAAGCTGCTCGACCCGCTGGAGATTCGCGACCTTCACAAACTGGTACGCGACACTGACAAAGTTTTCCCTAATCCCGGTAATTCAGACCTGGGACTGATAACTGCTTTTTTCGAGGCATACCTGGACGCTGATTACACTGATCGGGGTCTGCTGACAAAAGAGTGGATGAAAGGAAATCGTGTTTCGCGTATCACCCGTACGGCTTCCGGTGCAAATACCGGTGGCGGGAACAAAACCGATCGCAATCCGAATTTAGTACACACCTTCGATGCGCTGGATGTGGAGATTGCAGCAGCCACACTTCCGATGGATTTTAATATTTATGAAATTCCGGGCAGCGTTTATCGTCGCGCAAAAGAAATCGTCCTGAAAAAAGAAAGTCCGTTCAGGGAATGGTCCGCAGCACTTCGCGCAACCCCTGGTATCCTGGACTATTCCCGCGCAGCTATTTTTGCACTTATCCGAAGCGCCCACCCTGAGTTTTATCACTACCCGGGGCGCCTTCAGGGGTATATCAATGCCAACCTGACAGAAACTGATCACGAGAATCCCACAGCTGAAACGCTCATGGCTGCCCGGCATACACCGGAAAAAGATATCCTGGAAGAAATTAACGGCGGACTGGCTGCTGAGTGCAAAACAGAAGAAGAAAAAAATGATGAAGATAACCCGCAACCATCTGGCGCAATGGCAGATGAACAGGCAACGGCTGAAACAATGGCAGCGGATACAGTTGAACATCATCAGGACCCGCAGCCGCTGGATGACAAGTCACAGGTAAAAGTTACCGCTGACGAAGTAAACAAAATTATGCAGGCAGCCAATATCAGCCAGCCTGACGCCGATAAGTTGCTTGCTGCCTCTCGCGGAGAATTTGTTGCAGGGATTAGCGACCCGAATGATCCGAAATGGGTAAAGGGGATTGAAACCCGCGATTCTGTAAACCAGAACCAGCAAGAATCGGAACAGAACGACCAGAAAGCGGAACAAAACAGCCCAAATGCGTTACAAAACGAGCCAGAAACGAAACAACCTGAACCAGTAGTGCAACAGGAACCGGAAAAGATCTGCACCGCCTGCGGTCAGACCGGCGGCGGCAACTGCCCTGATTGTGGCGCGGTGATGGGCGACGCAACATACCAGGAAACATTCGATGAAGAGAATCAGGTTGAAGTTCAGGAAAATGATCCGAAGGAAATGGAAGGCGCTGAACATCCACACAAGGAGAATGCTGGCAGCGCTCAGGATCACGCCAGCGATAGTGAAACTGGCGAGACGGCAGATCCCTTAATTACGGTGAACGGTCATCACGTTATCACATCCACCAGCAGGACGTGTGACCATCTAATGATCGACCTTGAAACCATGGGAAAAAATCCTGATGCCCCGAT